GTGGGCGCAATTGGATCTTGTGGAACCTTATGCGTGGGGGTCTTCAAGCATTTGGATGCACCGCTACGCCGATGCGAAGCCAGGGAAGTTTGGTGGTTTGGACACAAGGGGATCGAGCAATCTCGATGAATTGGCACTTCGCCTGAGTCCTGTTTCTCACCGCGTGGACTACAAGGAAACACATCGTCATCTGCCTCCCAAGCGAAGGCAATCGGTGTATATCGCACCCGAAGACCAATGCCGACCCACAGCCGGTTTCCCCAAGGAAATGAAAGCCGCCGCCAAGCGGGGTCCAGGGGCAATCTTAGAAGTCAAGATAGCACAAGCAGCATCGAAAAAAGAACGCGCTGTGATGGGCTTGATTGAAGATCATGTTTCGTCAAATCACAAGATCACCATCTTCACTGGTAGAAGGCGCGACGTGGATCGAATGGGAGAGCGAATTGAAAAGCTGCCCATCGTCAAAAAGAAGAATGTCAAAGTCTGGACAGCCCATGGGGGAGATACAGCCACCGCCCGACAAGGGATCGTAGACGCATATATGCAAAGCAAGGGACCATGTGTGCTTGTGGCGACGGGGCAATCTCTTGGGGAAAGCATGAACATCCAAGACACGGATGCAGCATTGTTTGTCCAATTGCCGTATACCCCAGGAGAAATCGTACAGTGGGAAGGTAGATTTTGTCGCCTGGGACAACAAAGACCCGTCTGCATCTACTATTTGATCGCAGAAGACACGGTAGATGAGCATGTGGCAGACATTTTGATCAACAAGCTCTCAGCCATGGAACAAGTGTCCGAAGATGGCGCGTTGAAAGATGCAAAACGCATCCTGGGCGGCATTGACGATGAAGACAAGATTTTTGATAGCATACTTTCCAAAATGGAAGAAGAATAATGTTTTTATACATTCAAACTGATGGAGGGGAAGTCCTTTTAATTAACTCCGCTCATATTGTTCGTATTGAAGACGGGGGCGATCATCCCGTCATATTCACCGATAGGCAAATGGTTGAGGGGGGAAACCAATTCACCGGCATCAACTATTCTTTTGAAGAGTTGGTCAAAATGTTGGCCCCAAAAGCTATGGTTCCTATAAAAAAGCGACACGTACCCACCTTCCCCAAAGGCCATTGGCGGTATTCAGAACTGGAAAAAATGATTTCACATTCCCAAAAGGAAGGAGTTTCGATGTGTTTTGACAAAAAGAGATTTGCAACTGGATTAAAGTCACTCCGATTGTCCATTAAAAACGCAGATGGGAAATCAGAAAACCAAAAGGATTTTGGGGAAAGGTTCGGTAAGTCCCAAAAAACCATTTGGAACTGGGAGGGTGGTCTTATAGGCCCAAGATCAACGGAAATAGAATCCATTGCAAAAACCCTCGCAGATAATTTTGGTGTCGAAAAAGCGTATGAAATTACTGGACTTGAGATACCCATTTCCAACCAAAAGGAAGGAAAATGAGTAAGCACATGAAGAGAAGAGTCTACGAATTTGCGCTGAACGGGGTGTCCTATACCACTACCTGTGAAACACCAGAAGACTACCGACAACTTTTTAATGGGTTTCGCAAGAAACTGGGTATACCCCCTGTGGATGCAGGGATTGTGGAAAATACATTATTTCTCGATACTGTTCATCACCATATTTGTGGCCTCGCCAAAGTGCTTCAATTGCAGTCGTTATTGGCCAATCCTCCCACCATGGACGGAGCTTACGACCAACCCCACATTTGCGGGTTTGATGACTCACTCAACGACATAGGAGATAAATAGAAATGACTATTCGCCGAAAAGTGAAAACCATACCACTCGAAGAATTTATAGCTGCATGGGTGAAGGGTAGATCCCTCCGCGAAGTTCAAACATTACTGAATTGCGACGATACCCGAGAGGCCATTTCCAGTAGGGCAACGTATTTGCGTAAAAATGGAGTTCCTTTAGGTCACATGACCGGACGATTTCTTCATGGGGGGCCTCCTGATTTTGAAAAGCTCAAAAATCTCCATACGAAACTGGTCGAAGAGAGGGATGGAGGCAAGATACCTCTGCGCTTTCCCATGACTGACAAATTCTAATGTGGAGCAATAAACGAGTAACTACCACAACAACACAAGGAAAACACAATGGACATTGAAAATTACATCCAAAAAATGAAAGAAAATGGGACATACACGCGCCAATTTCGTCCAGGCTATTCAGAGGATCAGCACGTTCTTTCTACGATTTTATGTGATGCCTTGGGTGAAATGGGATTTACGATAGAACATGCAGATATGCTTAGTGATACCGATCACTTGACATTCATCAAAGAATTAGCCCTTGTGTCAAAGACAGGAAATGAGGGATACCGCATAGAGGTGCGTACAGGGTTGCCCGATACCCCCAAAAGCAAGTATTTGGAAATAGGGGGCTATTACACATCGTCACAGGGACGTTATCTGGTAGCGGCCCCACGAAACTTCCGACAAGTAGGCTCCATGAAGTCTATCGAAGAGAGGATGAAAAAGCGGATCAACGAGACAGCCGTAATGATGTATGAGGTTCCTCCTTGTCCCAAGTGTGCGTCTCCCACCTTCCTATCGAAGCGCACCGGATCGAGGGTGTGTACGGAAATATGCTGGAAAAAACCTCCTACGATTACCCCTCCTGTACAAGAGCCGTTAGAAAATGTCGTCAACCAGCTAACAGAAGAACCGAGCATAGAAAAGAAGGAAGCCATACCCAACGACTTGGTAAACCTGATGAGGGCAACCGAATTGTGGGATGTGTCAAGGACCACGATCCGTAGATGGAATGAACAAGGGCATCTTACCGCCTATTCATGTGATCAAATCACATTGGCGAACATCCTACCGCCCCATGACGAAAAATCTCGAATCATGCGGAGGTCTGGCGTATGGGTATCGTCGCAAGGGGTGGCAGATTGTATCGTCAAGCACTTAGATAGACCCCCCAAGCGAGAGGTAACAGTCGACCCCCCGAAAACAGAAGAAGAAATAGTGCTTTCGGTCCAAGCAGAGGCACCCGATCAGGAAGGAGAGATGATCCGAGAGATTAAAGAGATTCAACAATCCCTCGCAGAGTTGCGGTGTCTCATCGAAGAAAGAATACTCGTTGATCGAATAGCTACCGTCGAACCCCCTCGATCCTGGTGGGCGCGGCTATTCAAATCAGGTGAGAAAGAATAGTGTGGAGCACCCATTTACAGATTTGTAAGGAGAAATAAACCAGCAACGCTTGGAACGAATTACCAAATGACGTATAGCTTGAAATATTCAGTGGCCGATTTGTAAGATGAAGTTCCCCATCTTCATCGAAAATAGCCGCATACCCAAAATCCTGAGTTGGTTTTCTCCCATCACCATCGGGGCGATAAATTTGGTCTTCTTCGTGTTTGCGCGGGGAGAAGTGGAAGAGAGAACCAAGAGACACGAAACCATCCACTTCTGGCAATGGATCGAATTGGGGATCGTGGGATTTGCCCCTCTCTATTTCCTGTTCTGGTTAATTGGATTATGCACCAAGGGAGATGGGAAGTTGGCGTACAGGCTCAATCCATTTGAGATGGAGGCTTATGAGCATGAGCATGATGAAACGTACATCGCTCGTCGTCCCTGGTTTGCGTGGCGAAAGTTCCTGTGGAGCCTCAAAGAATGACCAAAAAATGACCGCATAAAAGAGCATAGTTGCGGGGGTAGCGTCACCAGAGTACATTGAAGGAACAACACGGTGACACATGAAAATTATGAATACGGGTCCATCCCCTCGCGGCTGGCATCGACTCCAATTGATGCTCGAATGTCCACAAAAATGGGCGTTCAAATACAAAACAACAGGCGAAAACGGGGAGCGCAGAAAGACCACATCTGAGCCGTTGATCAAGGGATCAATGATGCACCTGATCCTGGCGCACCATTATCTTCATGTCCAGGCAACCCAGCAGGGGAAAGAGCAGACAGAGTGGTTACCCCCGCGTGAAGCCTTACATCAATTATGCCTCCAAGAAGGCGAAGCATACATGCAGCACCTGGACAAGATTTTGGGGTGTTATGAGGCGTATGTTCATCGTTGGCTTGACGAGACAATCACGATTCTTGAAGTCGAAAAGCTGGCGTACACCAAGATAGGAGATTTCGCTTTCACCGGGCGATTTGACTTGGTATACGAGGATCGGCGCGGGAAAGTGTGGATCTGCGATCACAAGACTACCGGAAGGCTACACACCAAGCAGCGTGTCTTTTATGGCATATCTGGTCAACTTGTCGGCTACCGCTACCTTGGGCAGCAAATATATGGAGAACGATTTGGAGGCATGATTCTCAATCAAGTCCAACACGGCGAACCCCACAAATTTGCCAGGGTGACGCTCCCCCCTGCCCCCAATTTAATTCGTCGCTTCCCGCAAATCGTTACCGATGCAGAAAATAGAATTGCTCAACTGGAAGCCAGTGGAAGAAAATACGATGAGTACCCCATGGCGGTAAACGAGTTGACTTGCTATTCTCGGTATGGTGCTTGTCCTCACATGGAAAAATGTCAGTGGGGCATACCCCAAGAGAAATAAGCACCTATTTTTATTTTTCTTTTTGACAGATTTTGATTTCAGACTATTTTTAAGACACAACAACAACAAAAACACAAACAACCAACAACAGGAAAACAATGAGATCAATACCAGCTTTGATCCTTGACTATGGATCATCAGGCGTTGGTAAGACCACCAATGCGCTTTACAGCTTTCCAAATGCCCTTTTTATCGGGACCAGGGGAGCATTTCATTCAAGTCAGCATCTTTGTGGCTACACGCCAACTACGGTTGATGCCAACACCATTGCAGACGCGACCGCCAAGGTGCGGGAAGTGTCCAAAAGCGGCAAGCATGATGCCGTTGTCGTAGATGACTTTTCATTTTTGGCAGAGCAAACCATAGCCACCTACGAAAAGAAATACTCTGGGTTCAAAATGTGGGGAGCCATCAGAGATGATGTGCTCAACTTTCGCAATACGGCGCGACAAGCCAATTGTCATGTCCTGTTGAATTGCTGGCAGAAATCTCCGCAGACCAAGCCTGATGGCACCTTTGTCCGTGGCGGTCCCATGCTCTCAGGGAAGCTACCCGAACAGCTACCGGCGATGTGCGATATGGTCCTTAAATGCAGCCATGACACCATGAGAAAGCCGTGGGGTGGCGTTTACACCTGTGAGCAATCAACAAGATGGGTGATGAAAGACAGATTTAACATTTGTTATTCTCTTTCCCCTGCACCTATGAACACCAGCGAGATTTTACGCGCTGCTGGTTACACCATTTCCAGACATAAAGATTTACCCTGGCAAGAAAAAGTAGTGGAAGAATTCTCCCAGCGCCTTGATGCGTCTGGACACGCTCTTTATGACACTGCCAACCAACTCTTTGCTCAACTCGTTCAAGCGGGAATTGAGCAGAAAGCCGCTCGGTGGACGCTGCGTGATGCACTTGATCGCGTTGTTATCCGTCGAGCTTTACAATCACACTCTACGCGCTTTATCGCGTAATCAACACAAGGAATATGACATGGCTCTTAACCGAGATTGGTCATCTAATTTTAACCTTGCTGGCGTTGTTGCTGCCAGCGGGGAATCCAAAAACGACATTATTGCACCAGAAGGCTTTTATACTGGTGTGATCGAAGACAATTACATCGACACCGACAAAAATCCAAATCGGATTGCTTTTCGCATCGTCATCAATGATGGCAAATTCAAAGGCTCTACCTGTTGGGGATCGATTATGAAAATCGGCTCTACCGAATACGACAACAGTAAGTATTGGCGAGCACTTTATGAATCAATGGGGTTCCAAGCTGCTCACCTTGACAACGGTGCATTTGATATGGCTGGTTCATCCTTCAACGGTCGAACCACTTGCTTCTACTGGAAGCCCGGTGATCGAGACAACGGAGTTTGGAGTGACTTGAAATTCCTTGCTCCAATGAATTGGAAAGCCAAAAAGCAAGCATTTGATGCACCTTCTGGCTCTGCTATATCGGGTCAAGCTATCGCACCCCAGGCTGCGGTACACACCACTCCTGTTGCTCCCCCCGCGCCTGTTTCTCAGGTCGCTGCTCCTACCCCTCCTAATGGTGCTCCGACCGCGCCGAACGCTGGATTTGCACCACCCAATATGAGTGGTGATGATCTGATGGCTATGTTGAACAAGTAAGAGTTTGGGGAACGCCGCCCTGCAAGAAGTGCCTCCTTTTATTGGTGTATGTTCAGGATTTTTGCTTCTTATCCCAGGCGTGACTACCGGGAGAGTCCGGTTTTATTTTTCAACAACAAGGTTTACCGTGTCCAATTCTAAATTTATCAATCCTTTGGGAAATGCCACCATTATTGGTGCGCCCAAAATTACCGAATTTCCTATCCTTTCCGAGCAAGAAATTGAAAACATTGCTGGACCCATCCAACAGGCTTTCGATTCTGGCATGGATCCCCAACAACCTGCGGCTATACCGGCATTTGTGCTGTGTCGCTTGATCCAAACTCTCCGATTTGCTGACGGGCAATGGCGACAACTTTATGATCTTGTCACCAAGATTGCCCATTCTTTTGGGGATGACAAAATCCAAGATACGTTTGATGACCCCGAAATTGTTCAGGGACTTTATACCCATCTTCAAGCTCTGGAACACGCTCAAATGAGCCACGCCAAGCGTGTCAGGATGGGTGTTCCGCAATCCGATTTGGAAGAGTCCTTGCAATCTATTGATGCCGATCCCTATGCCGATTCTATTCGAGCAAAGAAAGAAGTATATCCTTCTGAGGTGCCTCCTGGTTCTGAGCCTAAGATGACAGGCAAAGACTTGGTGGATATGCTTACTCGCCCTGCCATTTAGATGGACCCCAAAGTCATCGCCTCTCTTTTGTCCGAAGCCTCGGAAGATACATTGCTGGCTGACGGTTTTGAAGATGCTCTCATGGGAATAGGTCGCCAAGCTCACAAGCCTCTGGCGGTCTATGACTATGAGAAATGTATTGACATTTTGATGGAGAGAGATGGGATGGATTATGCCCAAGCAACAGAGTGGATGGAGTATAATGTGGTAGGGGCCTTTGTTGGTCCTTATACCCCTATTTTCTTCCATCGTGTCTATGCCACTGATCGGGTGGTTAAAGATGCCCAATAGTGCTTGTAAATCAGTTCAGAAAGCACCAGGAGCAAAATGTCATGTCTGCCCCCTACGCTTTGCTGTTCATACCTTCGTCCCACCGGAGCGTAATCCGTCTGCTCTTTTCGCTGTTGTGGGTGATTATCCGCAATCCCATGAAGTCAACCAACGCCGTCCTTTCGTGGGTGAAGCGGGAAACTTCCTCACCCACGCTTTCCGACAAGCAGGTATCCAGCGCGGAGGAATTCATTGGACCACCGTTGTCCTCTGCTCTCCCCCTGATCCTATGGATAGATTTCTCCACGCATTGCGAGCCACAAACAAAACGATTAAAAAAACGAACCAGCAAAGAAAGGCTGACGGGCGCGATCCGTTTCCACTGACCCCCACTCCCCAGGAGTGTTGTGCGCCCAGGCTCAAACAAGAATTAGAACCCTTTTCAAATCTTGTGGTATGTGGGACTTTTGCTGCCAAAGCGATCATTCATTCTTCTGCTTCGATCATGGCGCTCAGAGGTGGTCCCACCGAATTGGATCGTTTCTCTTCTGATGGGTCGAAAAAAGTCCTTCGCGTCTTGCCTACCTTTCACCCTGCATTTGTGTGGAAGACAAAAAGATGGACAGCCGTTTTTCGCCAAGACATTCAACGGGCCGTTAGGTGGTTTATCACTGGATCTCTCCAATGGTCGCCTCCTGAAATTCTTTTCCATCCTTCTCCTGATCAGCTTGAAGAGTTTTTGGCGCAATCGCCCATCCCCTTTTGGACCTACGATGTAGAGACGGATGGGATCGAGTGTTTGACCGCCAATTTGCGCTGTGTGGGCATCGGTACACCCCGCGCTGTGGTCATCGTCGGTTTTGACCGGATCGACGGTACAGGGCGCTTCTATGCGGCTAATGAAGAACAAAAGATAGTCGCCATCTTGAAGAGATTTTTTGAAGATGAAACCAAGATCAAAGCGGGACACAATTCTGGGTATTACGATTTGATCGTCATGCGAGAACAGCTTGGGATCGACGTGAAACCCAACATTGATACAATGCTGCTTCATCGCCTTGTCGAAAGCGAGCTACCCCATAATCTTGGATTTGTTGGCAGTGTTTACACCGAAGCCCCCTCCTGGAAAACCACCAGGGAAGGAAAGAAAAAAGCATTTGGCTCCGAGACTGATGAAGAACTACATATCTATTGTGGCTATGACGTTGCGGTCACTGCGGCGGTCCTTCCCCCTCTTTGGACCCAAGTGCAGCTACGCAAGCAGCAAGAAGTCTCCACATGTGATCACCAGCTTCAAAAAATATGCGCTGATATGCACATTGCAGGTATGCACGTTGATCAAACCGAGAGAAAGAAGTGGGAACAAAAACTGCTGAGAGAAACGTACACCCGTCGATCCAAGGTGCGGGACACATCGGGCCTGGAAAACCTAAACCCTGCGTCTGTCTTGCAACTGCGAGAATTACTTTTCAACCAGTGGCATCTGATTCCCAATTGTGAAGACAAAGTACGCTTCACCAAGAATGGCGATCCTTCCACCTCTGATGATGTCTTGCGATCCCTGTTGGCGATCAAGACATTGACGAATACTCAGCGAAAAGTCATTACAGAAATTCGGCTTTACCGCCGCGCTCAAAAGCTCCTGGGAACCTACGTCACCAAGCTCCGGTACAATACCGAAGAAGCCTGGGGAGGGTGGGATGACAATGACACCTGGATGGACAAGGAGTGGCGAGACAAATATGGATTGAAAAAGCTGGGTATCGTTTATCCCGATACCGACCGGATGCACCCTGGCTACAATTGCCACGGTACAACCAGTGGAAGATTGTCCAGCAGCAAGCCGATTAACGCGCAAAACTTTCCTGGCTCACTTCGCGCCATGGTAACCGCTGCGCCTGGGCATCTCCTGGTGGGAGCCGACATGGATCAACTGGAATTGAGAATTGCTGCTTCCAGGTGGAACAGCCAAAAGTACCTGGAAGCATTTGCGGAAGGCTTAGATCCGCATAGCTCGGTGACGAGCATGGCGATTTTCGGGGATCGGTTTGAGAAAGCAGCCATAGAGTGTGGCGTTGGCCCTTACCCTTGGAAAACTGGCACCAAGTTCAAGGGAACTGCCAAAAACCTGCGCGGTCTTGCAAAATGCGTAGCCTACGCCAGCCAGTATTCTGCTTCGGTGGCGACGGTTCACAAGGTGATCACCCAAACTGAAATCGACAATGGAGATGGCACCACCACTCTTCCCTATCTCGCCTTATCGGTGCCAGAAGTTCGCATCATGCACGAAAAATGGTGTGAGGGGGCAAAGTTTTCTCTTGGTTGGGATCAAGAAATATCTACCTTCAAGTCTCAGGGCTTCATCTCTGAGCCGGTCCACAGTCGGCGTAGAGATTTTCTGGATGGTGGGGAGAACCTGTCAGAATTGGTCAACTTTCCCATCCAGGCTTCTGCGGCGGGACTGATGAATGAAGCCATCATTCAACTTTCTCGCATCATTCCTCTGCACAAATGGGGTCCAGGAACCGGCATCATTAACCAGTGCCATGATTCCATCGTCGTTGAATGTCCTATCCACCAAGCGGAGTGGGTCAAGCGTCAGATTGAAGAAGCCATGAATTGTACTCACCCGGCTTTTCCTGGTATCGTATTTACGGCGGCTGGTGACATTTCAAACAAGTGGAGTGAAGTATGATCGTTAGAACATTGTTAGAACATTGTTAGAACACATAGAACACATAGTACATATAGAACATTTATTTTCTTCCATGTCAGACTCTTGACAGAAGTTGAGCAAAGCATTAGGAAGCCCCAAAGGAGAAAACCATGACCAGATATGACAAATACACCCGCGAAGATTTGTTGGATCGGATCGAAGAATTGGAAGATGAAGCTATCTCCCGTTTGGATCAAATCGAAGAATTGGAGGGTGTACACCAGCAAAAACAATGGGTTGAAGATTTCGTGGATGATGTCAAGTCCTACCTAGATTGGTCCAAATTTCCCAACATGGCGTTGTCCAAGTCTTCCCAGCGGAGCGTGGAATACACCATGCTTTCATCGCTCAACACCAAAATGGCAGAAGTGAAATAATGGCTGACGTTGCCATCTATTTGGCTTCCCCTGTGGGGCAGGATGAAAGCAAGGAGCAAGAGTTGTTAGACGCACTTCGCGTCCAATTCTGCTTTACGGGCGGTGCGGTTCACCGCGCTTCTGAGGTCTTCCAGGCCAAATTCACCGAATTGGGAAGTTGGGGCGCGTACATCGCTTATGTCGCCACGGGTGTCGATTTTGCTTTTCGATTGCCCGTCTTTTCTGTCATTTGTTGTGTCCAGCCCCATTTGGGCAA